CTGTATTTTTCATTATATACCGCCTTTCTGATTATTAGTTTGTTCAAAATGGCTAAATTAACAAAAAAAGAAGAAGGGAGATATTCCCTTCTTCTTAATTATTTATCTTAGTCTATCATTATGATAATTAATGATATTGTCTACAATATCATCATATGTTAATTCATCCAGTTGTGATTTATAATCGTTAACAGATGGATATTCAATTTCTCTGTCAGAAATAAGATTAAGTAGATAGTTGGTCCCAATATCACCATCTAAATAGATCATTTTATATGGTAGATATCCAGCTCTGATTCCTCTATAGAAATAGTCTAAGAATTCTACAGCATCATCTGGTAAACCATATGTGTCTTTATTCTCTTCTTTAAATAAAGTCAGTGCATAGTTTACTGCATCAAGATCAAGTTTAATAGCCTCAAATAATCTAGACATAATTCGAATAGCACAGTCTACTACAGTCTCAATACTATAACCTTTCTTAAACTTAACTTCTTGAGTTCTAAGATTAACAGATTTAACGATTCGATTGGATTCAGTTAGAGCTCTACCGATTTTCTTAATATAATATTTAACCGGGTCGGTGTCATCAAAAGAATCTAATACAAATAATACATTATGTCTAGTTATCCTATCATGTAATAATTTATCAATACAATATAACTTATAATTATCTTTAGGAATATTGTTAGCAACTACATTACCTACCGATATTTTCGACATAAGATTTAATACTTCTATACTATTAGTTAGTAACGCATTATTGGATGGTCTACTGAATGGCAGTTCGCCTAGTCCATCTTTAAGCATAGAGTCATTTGTAAAAGTATTAGCATTAATATTTACAATAGCTTCTAGAATGATTTCGACTACATCTTCTTTAAGAGTATATACAATATCATCAATATCAGTATCGTCTTTATTAACGATATTAATAGTCAATTTCTTATGGTCAAGAGTAACCATATCGCTATCAATACAAGATGCACTTTCTTCATTCATAATATTATTCTTATGCTCATCTATAATATTTATAAGATAGTATAAATCTTTCTTAGTCAAGTTAGGATTAGTCAAAGCATAAGTAATATTTCTATAATCACTTACAAGTTTATTATACTTATAGTCTACCATTGCACGATAGTACTTGTTTCTAGTATTGATAGAATTATTATTGATTGCTTCTTGAGTATACATTATTCTTCCTCCTCGATGATTGCATTAACTGGATGATTCAAACATAAGTTAGCATCCATTAATTCTACAACATCATCCAATTCAGGGATATCTTTCTTATCATAAGAGAAGTAATCATTCTCTGTTTCAATGAAAAGAGATCCATCTCTATAAGAATAAGACTTAATTTGATTAATATCAATTCTTGCATCTTCTAATTTAATAAATCTTAACATGGGTAACCTCCTAGTCAACAAACTCTTCTAAATCAAAGTAGATTCTAATATTATTAATATCATTGAATGATAAGAATTTTAAATCTTCTACATCAAGATCTTTCTTTTGTAGAATCTCTTTCATACACTCAAGACTCTTATCACCCATAAGACGTCCAATTACATTTAGCAATTCTTCATCAGCTTCAGCATTATTGTAGTCTAGATTAGTTAAGATTTCAT